ATGAACGCTCCGTGTGTTGATGGATTAGAAACAAAGTCAAATGCTATTAATTCAAAATCAGATTGTACTTGTGTAGTTTGTGTACCGTTTTCAGCTTCACCTATAGTTTCTACTGAACCCATACCTCGTGAACTAATACCAAGTTTAATTCCTGATTTAAATAATTCTTTTAAAATATTACCTGCAGGTGTTCCTAAAACTTCTACTTTACCTAATAGATTATCACCTTCCCAATGCATATCTTTTATATTATGAGAAACATTCTGTAAATTCACTACGGACGACTCTGGATGATCTAATTCACCCATAGCTCTACTTTCTGCTATAAACTCTTTTGCATATTTTGAAGCTTCTCGTTCTAAAATTTCTTTCGGATATATTCTACCATTTTGATTTTCTGCTTCTGCTCTTTGTAATACACCACGTACAATTAATTTTCCATTATTCTTTTTCATGGATTCATTAATTTGTTCCGGTCTTACCTCAAATGGTAAATAATCTACTATAAGTTGTCTCATAATTATACCTAACTTCGTGTTCTAATAATCTCGTCTTTTAAAGTCTCTAATTTTCGTATCCACTTATCTATAAATTTAATTGTTTCAACTTTATTAGGTTCTTGACCTTTTACTTTAGTCCCTTCAATTAACCAGCGGCGTTTTAAATTAGATAGACTTAAAAGCTTTCCCAAAAAATTAAGTCCATCTTTATTCCAAGATGGATTTTTCATAATAAAGATTAATAAAGTTGACCGACTTTATTTGCTAACTTTACTAATCTTTCACTAATTTTTCTCATCGCTTTATGTGTATTCTTCCAATATGATCTCGAATCAACGCCCATCTCATTCTTTAGTCTTACGTTCATCTTTGTCAATTTATCAATTTCTGTAAGATGGTCTCGAATCTCTCTCATAGAATACCCAATTTTTTGTTTTGCTGTTAGAGATTCATCATTTCTGTAATCATGGTATTTACCTTCATTTACTTTGCTATATCCAGTAGAATTAGTTGCTATCTTATTTTCTTTTTCTTTATCTTTTTTCTTTTTTCCCTGGAATGCGTATGGTGTTTTAGGTGGACC